ATTATGGAGATTCCTGAATTGGTTGTGCCGGAACATATGAAGAAATTCGACGGCTTGCCGATGAAAGAGAAAGACGCGAAGATGAAAGAGAATATACGCTATTCTCTAAGAGATAGATATGCGTACATCGAGCAGCAGCAAAGGGTTAATATCATGGATCGTCTGAGAACGTTGGATAATTGCAACAAAAGCTATGAGCTGCAGCAAGCAGCTATTGGGCTTTGTGAGAAATACCCGCTTTACTTCGTAAATATGTGGGCGCGGACGTATAATCCGAGATTGCAATGACACAACGCGCATATGCCATTTATGACGTATCCGTTCCAGGATCAATTTATCTGCGATGTGATCGATCATATTTTTAACTGAGACGGACTTCTGGCGGTAGAAAAATCTAGAGATATGGGCTTTTCTTGGTTGATGGTGGTATTACTTACACGGTGATTTTTATTCCACGGTCGATCATCTTTGATGTGATCGTACAAGGAGGATTATGTTCATGAATCTGGTAACATGGATTCACTTTTCGAGAAAATATTCTACATAATCAAGAGGTTGCCGACATGGATGACTCCAAACGATGTTATTATGAAATACATGTCTGTTTCCTCTAAGATAGGCGGCGAAAGGCAGATGGTATGAGACTCAGGTGAGAATTTCGGAACAGGGTGACGTACTACTGCGATTTATGCAGATGAGTTTGCGTTGTGGTCAAACGATAAGATAGCTTTACGTAAAACAGCCGACATTACAGAAGCGCGTATTATTGGTGGAACTCCTGAAGGAACTATGAACGAGTACGGTAAGATCATGACGAACGATCCATCATACAAAAATGTTATGATCCACAAAATCTCGTTAAGATGGAGTCTGCACCCATTAAAAACGCAGGCGCGATACGATTACCAAAAAGCTACACGTACATCTTTGGATCTTGCAAAGGAAATAGATATATCATATACGGATTCTGTCACCTGACAAGTTTACCCAAATTTCTTACGCCTTGCACGTTTTGAGGAGAAAGTTTTCTACAACCCTGGCAATATGCTCTTTCGTTCTTTCGATTTTGGGTTGGATATGAACGTTTGTATTTACGCCATGGTTGACCATACATACAATTTGGTATACATATTCGATGCAGTGCAGCGCCACCGTCGAGACATCCGCAAGTTTGCAGGATTGGTTATTGGCAAGCCAACGCCGTGATTTAATGATTATGATGAGGAAGATTATAGACACATGACAAAATCTATATGCTATAGGATGCCAAACTGAGATTTTGGCGATCCATACAATTCTGATAGTGGAAACACAATAGATCCAAAAAACACTATACGCACTGTATTCGGTGAGTATTGAATCAATTTACATACTAATCATAAAAGCACTGTTGCATCTAGGATAAGAACCGCAACCCTTTCTTTGCCGCGCCTTGTGATAAACAAAGAACTTACAGATTTTATTTCTGCAATCGTGCAATCAAAATACCCACAGAGAAAAGAATCGTCGCAATCCACCGCTGATGAGAGGAAGCCAATACACGATGGCAACTCCCACTACCGCACTGCATTTGAATATTTGCTTGACAATCTATACGATAGCAATATATTGCAAGCAAACTCTTGAGTAATTGTTGAGGCAATGTAGATTTATTCTTAGTTTTTTCTCCATGGATGTGCTAAAATTATCAGATATGCAGATCACCGCGCTTATGGATAAATGCGCAGGAGAATTTAGCGAATCATACCAGGCGTTTAATGCGTTGAAGCTACGTTTTAACGATCGTAAAGATCTTATTGCTAAGATTGACAAAGCAGAAACAGAACTCACCGATAACACAATAGCTGGCTTGAGACGTACATACCTAGCATTGTACTACACAGACCAAATGAAAGTACAGGTAGTTGGGACGAATCCATATACCCGAGAAACATGAGAAGACTGGACCAATATGTTTGAGTCGGACTACAACAACTGTAATATGGATGTGCGAGATTATATTGTCCAAACAAATAGATTCGACTACTGAGTTGGGATCCGTTTTGTGCATTGATGGAACGAGAAAACAAATACACCAATCTACACCGTAGAATCTCCTATATCACGGCGACCAGATCCGAGTTGACGACTTACTCCAGAGAATTTTTCCTATATGGCTTTCGAGCGCACTGCTAACTTGCAGCGCGTCAAGGAAGTTTTAAGAGGTTATGTCGCACAAGATGTGCTAGATACTCTATCGCCAAGCATATCACCAACTGAGCAGCAAAAAGAGCAAGCGGAAAAGAATCATAGATTGATCCAGAATGCAGGCGGCACAAAATATGATATTACCCTGATCTATCATCTCACTATGCGAGATATAGACGGTAGCGGTGAAGAGGTGCCGATACAGGTTTGTTTAACAAATGATAAAACATTTCTCTATGCTAAAAAGATTGGCGCGCTCATAGACGCTATGAAATCCACCAACCCACAATTCCAATCATTGAGACGACCTATCGCACTGAACTATTTCGAGCCAGAAGAATGAAATCCTTTTGGTATCTCTCTCTTTGACTACGCGGAAGATCCGCAGAAATTTAAAACGCTTTTCTTCAATCTTATGAAGATTAAAGCAGTAAAGCAAGCTATGTGAGGAACAATGGTAATTGATAAGTTGGCATATAAAGCAAACAAAGCTATCCTGGAAAGCAAAAAAGTATGAATGAAAATATTGCCAGTTGATAGCGACCCAAGTAGATGAGTGCAGGGTATGGCTTCTTTCTTGCCAGAAGATCAGTTGAGCCAAGATGTATACAACTTTCCACAGATCATTGATGCGAAACTCCAAGATAATCTTTGATTGTCTGACCAGGTACGCTGATTGGATGATGGGAAAGTCAAGACAAAGGCGGAGGTGATAAATACACAGCAGAATGCAAACATTAATTTGTTGTTGTGAAACAAGATCAATGCATGGGGTGAGCGCAACTTCCGATCATTGTTCTATGTGTTCTATAAACATTACCGAGATAGTACAAGCAAGAAGCTTGTAACAATCAATAAGGGTATTATGAACACGAGCATCTATTACACTCGCAAAGATATGATCGACTATGTTGATCCTATGATTAACGTAATGAATAAGTCAAGTATAGATCAGATAAATGCAAAAGCCCTGGAGAGCCTGCAACTTACATTTATGCAGGATGTCCAGGACCCATCTATGCCTGAGATCTCCAAAAGGTATCTGAAACGTAAAATGAAAAGGTTGATTGGTTGATTGTCTCGCCATGAGCTGGATATAATCTATCCGCCCTCAGTAGAAGAGATGCAAGCAAAACAAGATATATTGCTTTTGAACAGAAACATCCCCGTCAAGATTCGTAGCATGGATGAGAACCACATAGACTATATCGTTATTTACCAAATGGCTTTGCCTACTCCAGCTACTGTAGCTGCTATCGAGATGCGTAAGAAGGCATACATTGCTTCGTGACAAGCACAGCAAGCAATGCTTTTGCAGCAGCAAGCAATGCAGTGAGGCAATGGAGGATTGGTGAACGCGGCACAGAATCAGATGTTATCACAGTCGCAGAATCAAGTGCCGAGTAATCAGTGATAGTTCTATTTTTTATATTTTTTGGTAGCCCATGAATGATTCAGTTTTGAATGTATGACACAACGGTCCGAACCGTGCCGAGAGAAGAACGTGGAGGCGTACTCGTCCAAAACACATCTTGAATACTTCACATGTTCAGGAGCAATTGGAGAAACAAAGAAGCAGAAACAAATATGATGCTGCTGGCACCATAATTTCTTGGCTTGACTATTTGAGGAATAAATATAATACTCCTACCAAGAAGGTAATAGCATTATCAAATTACCTTTAGAAGTTTTTACCACTTTTTTTGTAGCCAATGTTTGCACTTATGGAATGAACTCTAGTATCTTTGCCAGTGTTGCGAGATAGATACAGAGCAAATAACGTCGAATTATTGAATAACATCCAGAACAAAAGAGTCTTCCCAACAGTCCTTAAAAGTTTTGAAGATTATTTTGACGCTAACTGATATATTCATACGAGACCAATGACTGATGCTGAGTTTAGACAGTATTCTAATGACCCTATTGAGGTAGAACAGTATAAAACAGCATATACAAACCATTATCTTGAATACAAAAAGCAAAAAGATCTATATGAGAACATAGACAAAACAATTGCAGAGTTTGTTTCTGCAAACAGATTTGTTTGAAAGTATTTTTGGAGAGCGGTTTTCAATTTAGTCGGTTTCGTTGCTTTGGTCTCGTTACTGATAGCTGCATTACTTTCTTAACCAAGAGGTAGCGTTTTTACATATTATTTTCTTATTATGACCACTGATAAAGACCTTACAAAAGCTCCAAATCCTTCTGATCCAATCACGGGAGCGCAGCCACCAAAAGTTGTGGAATCTGATGCAGAGAAAGAAGCGAAAGCAAAGGAAGAAGCGGAAGCAAAAGAGAAAGCTGAAGCTGAAAAATTAGAAGCGGAAGCGAAAGCAAAGGAAGAGGCGGAGAAGAAGGCTAAAGAGAAAGAGGAGAAAAATGTAAGTAAGGAAGATATGCAGAAGTATGCATATCTGACAAGATTGCTAAATATCGAGAACCCAGAACTTACACCAGCAGAGGTTATCAGATATGAAGAAATAATCCAGCATACTGGGTTTACTCCAGAGCTTCTTTTGGAAATTATCAAGGACCCTTCTTGTAAGGAAAACTACCTTGTAAAAGGCGATGAAAAAATCCAGCTTATCACAAACGATGAATTGTTAATCGTCTCAAAAGCACTCTCAAAAAAGATCTCAAAAGATATTAGCTCGTATACCGAAAAGGATTGGGATGCGGAAACATGGGCTTATCTCAATAAATACTGAGTAAATCTTACTGATCTCAAAAAGTGATTATCTGCTATTGCAGAAAAGGTTGTTGATCCGAAAACAGGAAAAGTAGATAACAAAGCGGTAGACAAAATTATCAAGTGATTCGAGGCGATTTGCCTCAGATAGTCTTTATCAAAAGGTAGCCAATGACCAATTTAGAACAACAGTTGTGACATGAACACCAAGCAAAGGTCCGAAAGGATGAGCAAACATACCGCAGCGCGATCATGTCAATCATCATGGAACATAACAATTCCAAAGATAGCCCTTTGTATATGAAGCTTTGAGAAAGAAAAAATATACTCACTATATCTATGCATGAATGGAGAGTATTAGCGCCTGGCATATTTCAAAGGGCAGAATCAGTAATCTTTGAACGTGTATTGGCTAAACTCCTTGCGGAAGCATACTGAATTATTGCGGTAGAGATCCAGAACTGAAATTACAAAAGTAGAGATGATGTGCCAGAAGATCATAAAGCATTACTTATAAGGTGCTACCCTACTGATGAGTTTCTCGGATGGATCAAAGAGCAGAAGTGATGAATGCATGTAGACCTACCAACAGGAACGAATCTAGTAAGTATATCTGATGAAGTTGTGCAAAAGTATCTGGAAGCTGCAAAAGAGAATGCGCAAAGAATGTGAGCGAAGGAAGACAG